CCTTCGGGTGCTGATGTGTCGAACTGAATGCGTCCTGCAATAGGTTGCGCGTCGTATCTGTATCGCTCTCCCTTTCTTGGGTATCGAATGACACCCATAGGACTTAACTTCGACGCACCGCCATGACCGTAAATCTTGTCAAGGCGTTCAATCATGTGAGGTATGTCAAAGAATGTTCCCGCGTGAGCAATCATCATGTCGGGATTGCGCGCTTGAAGGAACTCAATGAATCCGTCATACATGTCTTTCTCCGAAGTGTAAAGTCGCAGATGATATTCTATGTCTCGCACACTCCTATCCCAAAGACCCGCTTGAGTATGAGGTAATGAACAATTGGTTCGCTCATCAGCCCATGCAAAGACAACGGGTGTGTCGAGGTCGGAGTCGATGACAGCGATAACAGTCGTGAATTTGTCATCACCTGTGTTGCATTCAATATCATACCACCACTTGCGCGGCTTCCATTTTGGCATCTCTTTGACTGTATCAATGAGGACTTGGTCTTCAAATCGCACATCACCTTCGTAGGTTGATGAGAACATTTTGGTCATCGCCATGATGTCGAATGGATTGGTCGATGTCACCTTTTTAAGTAGCGTCCCGTCCAATGCTTCCCAATGACCATCAACAACTTCTGCGTTCGGATAACCTCTTAGCGCGCGCTCAATAGCGTAGTTGCTCGTTGCCTTTGGGATATACATGTAGGGTAAGATGTCGTCGTGAACCTTCTCGATGAGATTTCCGTCTTCATCTCGCCATCGCTTGTAAACAAAGGGTGCTGAATCATCGTAGTAAGTCACGTCGATAATCAATCAACACCCTCCTGATGTTTCAAAACAAGAAGCGCACCTGTGTCTTGGTTGTCCAAAATCAACGCACTCTTTTCTCCCATGTGGTAATGGATAACACCGCTTGGCATAATCCTCAACAACGAAGGAAGTGAAGAAGAGAAGACTGATTCGCAATCTTCCCATGTGGTTTCTGAATTTGTTTCAATGACTCTTGTCATACGCGCGCCTCTTGCTTGACCCGCTGACACTTTCATCTGTCCATCGGTTACTGACACACGGACAGGTGCATCTTTGGATGTGGCTTTGGTCATGGTTTGAAGGCCATGCAACTCACTCATCATGAATGAGCCATGCGCTTGAATTTTCGCGCGACCAAGTAAACCCCAACTGTTCTTCTTTGCTTTGTCAATTGCTGAATGCGCGCGCTCCACACTTGCGTATGAAAGCACATCGCGATACGTTGGTATTGTGTATGTGTCGTCACCGTTACTCAAGGTAAGAATACCCGCTGAATGACGCAACATCGTAGGCGTCTTTCTGTCACAGAATTTGAGGAACGCAACAACCTTGTCGATTTGGGGAATGAATACATCGCCCTGCTTATACGAACCTCCATCTGACGTCATCAATATCGAAACAGAATTCCTAAAGAAGTGTGTCTCGACATCAACGGAAGCAGTCATCTTCATGTTAGCAATCTGACATCGGAGGTCGTTGACCCCTTCACCGAAGCCGTTGATGAAAGCACACAAAGATTCTGTATCGAATTTTGCTTGAACAAGACTCATTCAATCATCACCTTCATCGGGTGCTTCACTGTCTGCATATAACCACTCTCCTGTTTGAGTGTAGTGTATTGTTCGGCAATCGTTACACAACAGTAATTCAGTATTTGTGCCAACAGGCTCGTAGTTACCTTGCGAGCCACACAATCGGGCTTTGTTTTTTATGATGTGTCTTACTTTTTCACTCATTGATTTTCACCTCTCGGACGTATCGTAAACAGACGCAGTCGTGGAATCGAACAAACTCTTCCTTTGTGTCAGGATGGAGCAATCGTTCTTGCACTTGACCTGTTCCTTTGCATTGCTTACAGTTCTTTTCAGGTAGCACTTGCCACTTGACGAAGATGCAATCGCAGGGATGATTGATGAATTCAACATCAACGCACTCTCCTTCGTAGTTGCGAACAGGTTGTTCTATGATGATTTCTCCGCTTCCACCACACTCACTACAAGTGGGGTTGGCTTCGTACTCATCAACGTCTTCCGCGCTTCGCTCAACAGCACTATTGTGAGCGGGTGTGCCTGTCTTCTTCCAATTCATATTCCATCCTCTCGGAGTTCAGGAAGTCCGAACCATTGTGGCATTTCATCCTTCTTTGTAATCATGATTGTTCGACGTTGGTCGAGCAGTTTAGGATTGGTTTTGCACTTGACAAACTCAACCTCGTATCGCGTTTCACCTGTTGGAGAACCATCTTCACCGCGCACCTTTGTTTTGTGGAAGTAAAGAATTTGATTGAGATAGTTTGCTGTGGACTTCTCCCATGCGGCCTTCTTCCCAATGACAGTTCCCGACTTATCTTGTAGGTCTTTGAAGTGCGTTTCCAAATAGACGCGGACTCCAAGCGACATCAATGTGCGAGCGATGGTCGTGAGTTGGTGGAATCGTGTCGAACGAATCTGCCAATTGAATCGCATACCAATCTGTTGATGTGGTGCAACCTTCGCACCAATACCATCAGGAGCAGTTCCTAAGTCTTCGATGAACATACAGTTGGTTGCAACGCTATCCCACAAGTCGACAGCAGTAAAGAGGACTGAATGGAGTTGAGGTCTGTCGCCGGGATTCGCCGCCCAATCGACAAGGGTCTGTCCAATCTTCATCACACGTCGGTGTGTAGCAGGGTAATCAATTGCTTCACGCGTCTCTCCATCTTCATCAAGTGTTTCAAACATAACGCTTGGGTTGAGACAACGGATGTTCTTCGCATGTTCTCGATGATGAGTAACGCGAGTTGTTTGTCCGCCACCGTCGAAGTCCAACACAAAGATTACATCTCCGCGCGCTTTCTCTTCAGGCGTCATGCTGTCAAGAACGATTCCTGTCTTACCGACTCCTTCGGGTCCTACAAGACCACAAAGAATCATGTCGTTCGGGACTGTATCTCCTGCGTTTACGATTTCATCCCATACTGATGTAGCAATGGGTTGTCTGTCGCTTTTCTTTTCGTTGACCAAATCAGGTGTAACTTCAACAGTCTCACCTGTGTTTGGGTCAAATTCTTTCTTGGCTTCTTTCTTCAAATCATTCAAGTTTGGCATTCTTTTCACGCTCCGTATTGGTCAAGGCTTGTCTCGCCACCCTCACCTGCGGGGATTGCAAGGCGAGGAACAGCATAGACACCGAGAGTCTTGATGGCAGGTTCGACACCGTCATCAGTCGCACGAACACTCAATCGTCCGAAGACGATGACTGTGGACTTGACAGCGTATGGCTTCCAACCGTCGTCGGTTGCTACTTCAAAGGGATGACCCGCGTCTCCGAGAAGACCATGAATGTAGCATGGAAGGTTTTGTCGTCGACCACCGTTGAAGGTTCGCATGAGGTCGAAAGAAGAGATGCTCATTGAATAGTCATGACCTGTTGGGTCCCACTCGGTTTCGCGTGCTTCCTTTCGCATGTCGCTGACTTTACCACGAACGAAGACCATCGGGCCGACAGGGTTGTAGCCCGGTATGACTTCTTGGCGCGTCTCAAAGACTTCGGCAAGTGTGGACATATCACCAATGTATGCATTGAGTTCAGGAATCAACTTGGATGGTTGAATGACTGCTCGGACTTCTTCATCAACAAAGTCATCGCCGTATGTCAAAGCACCGGGAAGAGCATAAGCATTGTATGTATCAGCCCATTCAGGCTTGACGTTTGCTGATTGTTGTCGGACCTTGAGTGTGCATGGGCTGAACATCTGTGGAACAAACCATTCTTCAGGATTGTTTGATGTAACAGTTATGCGCAACAGTCTTTGTTCGTCCAAGAAATTATCTTTGACGTTGCCGAGAAAGTGATACGTTCGCTGATAGCGGAACGGTGTGATTGGTTCACCGTAACGACTCCATTCAGGATTGTTCTGCAAGATGGCGAGCGAAAGACCTTGTTCGTCGAAGAGGAACCACGGTTTTGTATCCGCAGGTTCTTCTGTCGCAACAGCACCGTCTTTCTTTTCAAGCATCCATACACCGTTTTCAGTATAAGCGCGTGCTACAAGTCCTTGTTGAATTGCATCATCAAGGTTGTTGAGCGCGGCTGATACAGCAGGGGTTCGCTTTCGTTCTTGTCCGTCTCGCATCTTTGGGTCGACGCCGACAAAGTATCCAACAAGTTGTGTAGCGTTGTTTGCTCCGCCACTCATGACTCGTCGTTCAACGACAAATGTCTCGGCGGCATCCACCATGAATTCGTCATCTTCGTCGTTCGGATTGTCAACACCCATTTCTGTTTTCAGATAGGTGAAGAATTCACCTGTTGCGTCGTCGAGAGTCTTGGCGTTCTTTTCAGCCCACCACTTGAGACGCTCTTCGACTTCAGGGTGAAGTCCTGCGTTGTTTTGTTCGTTCGTTTTTGCTTCGTTTTGGTTTAGGTTTGGCATATTTTTTTCCTCCTATTGTTTTTTGTTGTCAATGTCGTATAGACTCGCAATGAAATAGTCCACGAAGGACTCTTCATCGAGGGGCCATTGGTTCATTCTTAACACGAAATCTCCCCATACGACATAGAATGTATATAGTCTTTCCGAAGGAAGCCCTACGGATTTAACGTAATTGTGAATCTCCCTCATCAAATAATGAAGGGACGCGCCTGAACGAATAAGTTCAAGCATCGTTTTGTGAGTTGTATTCCAATCTCCTGCCGCCAAAGAAAGTGCGACTTTGTCGAGAGATGTTTGGTCTTGAAAATCACCGACTTCTTTACCGCTCAAGATGTGTTTACCGATTGCGCGAAGGTCTCCACCGAACTGCGACTGCAATACTGCGGGGCTGTCCTTCGACATCACTCCTGTCTTAGAAAACAGAACATTGACATACGCGCGGATTTGTTTTTGGTTGTATCGCTTGAATGGGAATGCTACACAGCGGGATACAATTGGTGAAATTATCTTGGACTTGTCATTGCAGGTCAAGACCCACCAACAATTGCTTTTCTCCATGATTCTCTTAAGAGAATCTTGTGCTGACTTCGTCAGACCATCAGCCTCATCCAACAGGATAAGTCGACCGCCATCCCATAGTGGAGCGGCATTCGATACGGTCTTCAACTTGGTTCGGATGAACTCAATACCGCGCTCATCAGAAGCGTTGTATTCGACGATGTCGAGGTTCAGTTGTTTGGCTAAGATGTAAGCCGCCGTTGTTTTACCGAGTCCTGCGTCTCCATGAAACAGGAGACATTGGGGGCTATCACTATCCCACTCGTCGAGATAAAACAGCGGATTGTTCGGGTCATCATGACCGATGTATTCTTCTAAATTTTCAGGTTCAAATTTCATTTTTTCGCCTCAACCGTCTCGACATATTCCGCGTTCACTTATAAACCCCCTAAGTTCGGAGGCACGTTTTCTCGATATTATCTTATTATTATTATAAGAATAATAAATTACTTCTTATTATCATAATAATAATAGAATCTTGATAATGAAAAGTAACAGACGTGGATAACGAACTTCAACTATCACCGTCAATCATTCGGATGATGTCTTCGATTTCTTGATGTGTAGGAGACCGACCTTTGTAATCCATCAGTCGAATCATCTTGAGCATGTTGTCCATGTCGGCCACATACTGCTTGACGGGGGTGAGGATTCGTATAACCTGACGAATGAGGGCGGCGTCTTTGATGACTCTCGCATTGACACCCTGCGTGGCGAGCCACATGTTGAGGGCGGGTTCGTCTTTTCGGCTCACCAACACACGTCGTTCAACTCGATACCCAATGCGTGTCTTGGGTGCGAAGTGAACGCTGATTTGAAATCGACATTCTCTCGCCAACCATGCAAGAAAGAACGAGTCCTCATCCATTCGGCTCACTCCGTTCAAGTAAATCTCCAATTTGAATGGCGTCGGATTGACCGAGTGTTGTATCGAGTCGTGCAAGATAAGGTGCGCGCATCATCTTCTCTTCGTGTATGTATCCGAGTGAGTGGAAGATACCGATGAGTCCTTCGTCAATCTCAATCATGGTCTGCGCATCATACAATCGTGCGAGTCGGTCAGGTATGTCGTCTGCTTTCACATAGGCGTAGCCAACAGGGAAAGGCTCGAAACCGTCGAGCGCGGCAATCTTGATTCGGATACCATCTCCATCACGGTATCCTCCGAGTATCAGTAGCGGTAAATCAAACGTTCTTCTTGGCACAATAAATCCTCCAACACCTCCGCTGTGGAAGTAGGGTCGTTCAGCATCTATGAGGCGCAGGACTTCTCCTTCCTCCAATGACTGAACGATTGCTCTCAAGTGAGCGCGGTCTTTGATTAACTTTGGATTCGTAGCCCGCGCGTTTCTGTTCTTCTTCCATAGATTCGGCTCACCATCTCGGTATAGCCATTCGACAATGTTCCCCGATTCGTCCAACTCACACACCACATCATCTTCACCTTCGATGAGTGGCGCGCGGGCGATTCGTATAGCATGGCGGTCAAATGAAAATACCCTTCCCGCACTTCTATGGGCGAAGTAATTTTTACCACGCACAATTTCATAATGCGTGTTTGTGAATGGGATTGACCACTTGTTCCATCGAGAATAAGTGGGTGCTTTGAATGGATAGTTCGGCTCTATGTTGTATTCTGATGGGAGTGTTCCATCAAGAGCGCGCTGTATAACATCACCTGAATGCATGATGGTTCTCATGGTTTGTAGGTGGTTCGTATCGTAAGGTGTGACGTGCGCAATGGCACGCATGATTCGTCGATAGTTGATGGTGGTTCTTCCAAAACAGAAAGCCCAAAACACACCTGCGCTGATTCGGCTCAAGGATTTGAAGACGACGTCAGCGTTCATCTCACCCTTGACTATCATCTCTTTGATTTCGATAGCCTCACGCAAAGAGACAGACGTCTGCGTTTCGTTTGGTGATTCGCTTGCGAGAAGCGATGGCATTTCGTGTTCGTCCATGAGGGATTCGTATTCTTCAGGGAACAACCCATACGATTCGGCCAACATCTTGACAACATGATGAGGCTTGATGGATGCGCGCGGGTTTGCACAACATATTGTAATGATGTCATGCGCGCTGTCCTTGTTTTTCAGGAACAGTTCGGAGAGGATTTGCTTGTGTTGATTCGGCTCGGTTTGTGCTGACAGCACAGCGTTCGCCAAATCTTCAAACCTCATTCTTCTTCATCTCTTGGTCGAGGTGTGAAAATGAGACCGCGCAAATGTGGAGGAATAACAACACCCTCATACATGGTTGGCATGACGAGAAGCATTTCATTCGTGAAAGCGAGAGGTTCAAGAAACGTTCCGCTGTCAGCGAGTGCAATGATTTCTTCACGTTCAATGACGCGCCATACCAATCCGTCTTGACCTCGCCATGAGAAGAAGAGTTCGTCACCTGCGACGAGGTGGTAATCCATCGGAGTCATTGTGACGCGGTGAGGATTGTCAGGGTCGTCCGATTCGTGTTCGACGACAACTTCCCACGCGCCCTGCATACCTTCGTGTGTGACTTCATTCCATTGCGCGTTCTCCAAATCAAAGTTCGTGATTGGGATTTCGCTTTCGGGATGTACCCATTCCTTCGCCGCTTCCTGTGCCGCGCGTTCAGGGTCGTTGATGAGTTCGGCCTCGCTTACATCGAAAGAGACCTCCAACACTTCACACACCTTCTTGATTCGTTCAAGAGGTAGTATGGATGAAGGCGACGCTTGAATGACCTTGAGTGTGTTGTCGTCATCTTTACGCAGAACAGCATCAGCAACACCCCATGTGTCACCGACGCTCATGCGTTTGAATTGTTCTCTTGTCCATTCAACATCTTTCTCTTCGGGTTGCCATTCGTCTTGTATCATATCTCATCACTCCTGAACCATCGGAACTTCTTACAACAGCGCGCAGGAATAATGATATATTCCCTCTTCTTGGTGTAAAGTGCGATTTGATGTGCGTCGATGTGTTCACCACATGTGCATACAATCGCATCACCGAGAAGGTGTGACGCGTAGTCGAAACCTTCGATGGAATGGACGACGCCATCTTTGTCGGTGATGGCGGCTTCGGTGACGTCTGTGCCACCAACGGTTGGATGAATGATGAAGCCATCATCTCCAAAATGAGACGTGGACAGATTATAGTCAGGCATTATTCACCCCGAAGAGGCGCAACTTATTTATTGTTGTGGCATAAAGACGAGTGCCGCGTCGTAAGTTGTGTTAGTAATGTCGCACACAATCTCAATCTTGTGGAAGAGACCATGCGGAACTGTTCGATAGATGAGCATGTCAACAAGCGCGTCGGGGTGCATTCCACACGGACATTGGTCAGTCGGAACGATGATGACATCAAGTGGTTCTTGAGCAATCATTCTTGCTCACCCGTCCCATCGCACGCAGGGCAATCGTCATGCAAATCTTTCATGTGTCCGAAACCATCACATTCAATGCATTGTGATTTGGCGCGCTCTTGGATTTCATTGAATGACTTAACTGCCATGTTCGTGCATATGTGTGCAATCGAAAAAGCATCGTTGTTGACAACGCGTCTTGGATGTTCCAAACCGCGTTTGTTTATCTCACGTTGAAAGTGAAGGAGACGTAGCATTTGTCTCACCATTGCTCGCTGTATCTTATTCGCTTGGTCGCTTACTTGGTTGTCACTCAGTTCTGAAATCGGAACTTGCGTCCCGTCAAATAATGTGTGAATCCATTCGTTCATGAATGTCATATGAGACTCCCCCTTCCTTCTTTCAACTTGGCTAACAGTTCGTTGGCAACATCACCACTCTCTTTCGACGATGAGCCGTCGATGATTCTGTCGACAAGGTCAGCCTTGTCAGCAACCACTTGGTCAAACAATACGTCGATGGTGTCGTTCGCTGACAACACAACTTTGTGGCATGTTGATTCTTCTTGAGTCATTCGTCGAACGCGCGCCGCCGCTTGTTGTTCCCATGCAGGAACCCATTCGCGCTCAACGAAGAGGGCGGTGTTAGCGCAGTCAAGATTCACACCTTCACGCATGGCGTTGGTGGAACAGATGAGGAACTCCGAGCCTCCTGCTTGGAACTCTTCAATGATGATTTGTCGTTCGTCGTGTGGTGTCTCACCTGTGATGACGCGCACATTCATCCCTTCGTCGTAGTGATGGTCTATTGCTTCTGCAATCCTTTCAACAACATCCCTGTGGTGCGCAAAAACAACGAGGGGCTTGTCGTTGTTTTCTAAGTAAGTTGTTGCCCACTTAACTGCCGCGTCGACTTTGAGTCGTCCTGCATGATGACGGAGCGAGGACATCATGTTCAATGTCCACCCCGCGTCTGTTGAGCCAAACTGCTGTTGCTGATTGACCCAATCCTCCATCCATGAGTTATGCACTTGTTTGTAGGATTGAACGCCTTTGTCGTCGAGGTCGAACGATACAATCGTCTCAACCAAATCAGGCATCTCACCTGCGATACGAGGGTCATCCATCGAACGTCGAAGCATGAAGTCGTGTAAGATATGGTTCAATGGAGTAATGGACGAATCAGCACTTTCAGTAATGTTCGACGCGCCGCTGTAATCCCATGCTTCCCTTCCATAGCCAATCGAGACTTTACGCGCATTGCAGTATTTCATAGCAAACATGAACTTGTTGTCGAACGTAGCAGGGAGCATCATGTTGAGAGTCGTGAAGAACTCATAAGGTCTGTTCGTGATTGGCGTCCCTGAAAGGGCGATGATACCATCAACACCTTTTGCAATCTTGAGTGACGCCTTTGTTGTTTTAGTGTCAGGATTCTTGATGCGATGCACTTCATCGAAGATGATGCAATCGTATCCAATGTCCATCAAATGTTCAGCGCGGTATTGTAAGTTCTCATAGTTGATGATGTGGAAGCGCGCCATAGCGTCAATTGCTCCTGTCCGTCCTTTGATGATGAAGGTTGAAGCAAACTCATGACGGTGGTGTGTTCCAATCCACTTCTCAATCTCGTTCGCCCAATTGTGCTTGACAACAGCAGGGCATACAATCAAGACGCGTTCGTGTTCAGCCAACTCGACACAACCAAGTGCTTGAAGCGACTTACCAAGACCCATCTCATCAGCGATAAGAATACGGTTGCGCTCTCCTGTTGCATACATAATAGGTGCGACGCGTTGGTATGGTCGCATCAACGTGAATGGTTCAACGTCAGGTAATTCGATGTCCGTCTCGACTGCTCTCGATAGTTCGACGCGCTGAACAACTTCGTTGTGTGATGCTTGAACTTCTTCGTTCGCTTCGATGGCATCAGCCAATGGTGCGAAGTGAGGTCGAACAGCAGTAGCGACAGCCATACCCGTAGCGACAGGAATAGTCCACGCCCTGCTGTTGTTGTTCCACCTTGCGTTCCCTGCGGATGCACTTTTCATAGACGCGTTGATGTCTTTCCAATTGGGTTGGAAGTCCCACTTGAGGCTCAACTTATCGGGCGGTGAAAATGCGACGGTCACGTTGGTTGATACTTCGACGAGTGTCTCATCGAACTCCAAACCTTCGACTGTGATGTCGTGTTCAGCGAGGAAGTTGAGAGCCTTCTCAATAACATCCGCGCGGTCTGTAATCCACCACAACCCTTTCGCTCCATTCCATCCGAAACAATAGGATTCGTCGTTCATGTGTTGTTTCATCTCATCCTTCAAGTTGAAGGGTATCTTGTTCAAGGCGATTTTACCGCCCCATTGGTCTGTGTATCGTTCATACGTTATGTTCATTGTTCATCACCTTCTTCAAATACTGCGCGACACTTAGCACAGGTGCATTCGTAGCGTGGGTCATCACCCTTGCGAAACGCTGTGCATGGTGTCGGCTTTGGTGTGGAAGCGATAGCGTTCGCAACCGAAGCGGCGCGTTCGCCAAAGATATGCGATAGCCTTGCAGTCATCACAGCAGTAGCGTTGCAGACATCACAACAGCGACCATCAGCGACGGGCTGTGCGTTGTGTCCTTCTGTCCAATAGACTCTCCCTGTTGTGGGGTCAGTCTTGTGGTCGATGTCACCTTTGCAGATGACGCATGTTACTATTTCTTTTCCTGTTAGTGGGTTTATTCTTGTCATTCAATTCGCCTCCATATTTGTTCTTTGATGTTGTTCGCACTCTCGACCATCTCGTCGTAAGTGAATTTGTAAAAGCGTTCATC